GTGCTTCCGATTACATCAAAGCTTCCTGCCATATTATCTGGTCTGCTTGAAGCCAAAGTTGTATCGTGGTTGTAATAGTAAGTACCCTCTGACAATAGCACCGTTTCTTCAAATGGTTTATTTTGCCCATCCATATAATAAGAATAACCATCCATAAATTCGCCTGTTTCACTTTCTGATACGTTCAATACATAAGTGCCACCAATTAGATTATAAACGTCAACGTGATAATTTACCTTGTAGTCCGTGTTTATGTCAACATCATAAGTGTTGTATATATCTTGCCACTTTGTGATGCTATAATATTCTCTTACATAAGGCGAAATATTATAAAAAGTTTTCGTGTTGTTAGATGCAGGAATTAATTTTGAAAGTGTGTATTGTGGACTTGCTGGCTGACTTCCAGTATTCCATAAATATAATTCTATTTTGCTTCCTGTTTGTGTGGCATCGTCCACTTCAAATATGTAAGGACTTCTTGATAAATTCATTTTAGTTTTTTAAAGTTTTCTTCAGTAATTTGATTAAATAGTTTTTCCATATCAAAGGCAAACATTTCCATTAATTCATCTGGCAGCTTGTTGTAATACTTTTCAAATGGTTTTGTAAAAAACAAACTTGGCTTGATTCCTTTGGAGTATATACTTCTTGCTATTAAATAGCCCATACTCTTGTGGCTCATAAATCTACCTGTCTTTTTATCTTTCCATTGTATGCCTTTACGCTTTGCCCATTTAGCCATAATGCCAGACATTCCACCGCTTGCCTTTCCTATAAGTGAACTATTTGTTCCAAATTTATAAGGAGATTTATTTTGTCCGTTTCCTTTGTTAGAACTTTTATTTCCTTTTACACCTTGATCTTTGTAAAATCCGTATTCATCCATCTCAAAAGAAATTTGAATACTATTTTTTGATTCCTTAACATAACCTCTTAAACTATTTGCAAGATTTCCTGTATCTCTCGGAATACCTTTTTTTGCTTCACGAATTACATTATCCTTAAAGTCATCTAATAGTTCTTGTATGCTATTGAATTGTGCCATTAGCAAATAGTCATTGAATTGCCAATTAAAATATCACAGGTTAATGTTGCTCCTGCAAGTTTATTCTCAAACCTTTCCGTAAAAAATTCTGCCGTTGGACTTCCATCTACTTGAAAAGAATCTGTGTAAAGTGTACCTCTTCTTAATAACTCATACACTCTATTCAAAACTGCCATCATTGTGTTCAATACATACAATTCGTTATCGTTGCCATCGAATTTATCTGTGGTTTCGTCTTTTGATATGTCTGTAATATCCATAGCCAAAATACTTATGTTGTATCTAATTACGTTTTCTTCAAACGTGGCATTGTTGACGATTAAATGCACTAATGGAAAAATGGTCTGTTTGTTTAAGTCCACATCAAAAATATCCCCCTGGCTAACGGTGTTTATTAATTCATCGTTTTCAAAGTGTGTTTTAAGCTTGTCTATTATGTCGAAGTAGTTCATATTATTTCATCTGTCGTTTTAGTTCACGGCTTTCAATTTCGTTTTTTTGTTTAACGAAGCTAAGATAGGTGAGACATTTAGTAAGTCCGTATTTTGTAACTGTGTCAAACTTTGTAAGGTCGTTTCCAGAGAGTCCATATATTGATGAATACCAACCCCATTGTTTGCCAAACTGAACTCTTTCCGAAAACTCGTTAAATCCTTGCTCTTCGTCAGTTCGTTCTTCAAATAAGTTAGAGTAGCTTGTAACAATTCGCTTCCTAAACTCCAAAAAAAAACACTGGCACTTATTGCAACATCTAAGGGTGCAAACTTCATCAAGTCCTGCATATCTTCGTTTGGCTCGTATTCTACAATTGAATATTTGTCTTTATGTTTTTCTTTAATTGGTCTAAACATTACTGCCATCGCCTTGTGGTATGTACTCCAATCTTTTAAATGGTGTTCTAAATCTACATATTCTCCAAAGCTTATATTTTCCAGATTAGGAATAAATCCAAACTCTATGTTTTTAATTTTAAAGTTTCTTATTAGCTGTGGTTTTTCACTAAACACTCCTGTAAAGTGCTTTATCAATCCGTTTAAATCTTTTAGTTTAATCTTTGCAACTTCACTTAATTGCAATCCACAAAATATCTGAATCATTTTATTTGCAATTAGTTCTTCATCGTTGCTCTTTTCTTTCATAGCTACAAACTTCTGATACCTTGATAATGGTATTTCGCTTAATGAATTTGGCAGCAATATATCTAACTTCATATTATAATAACTTATTTTTGTTTTTATTGTTAACTATAGAACAGAATAACTACCGTAATTCTTATTCATTCCAAGCGTTTCCATCTCGTGATAACGTACTGCGTCAATGGCGTGATTGAAATTGTCTATTGGTTTATTTAATCGCTTTCCTGTTTTGTCCGTGTCCCAGCAATATGAACGAAGTTCTTTGATTAGGTTTGTGCTATTAGACGTCACTAAATAGTTTTCACGTTGCATTACATCTATTCCATAATTAATCGAATCCTTACCCTTTGTTACTCCTTTTATAGTTATCCCAAATCGCTGAATATCTGCAATCGACTTTGGTTCAGCACTATCAGCATAGACAGGAATATTTGGTTCTAATATTTTTGCAATATGTGAATTTAATAAACCTGTTTGGTATCTTTTTTCGTTAATGATTCTTTTGTCATTATATTTATAAACTTCTATGATAGCACTGGGATCATTGGTATATCCAAAATCTAAACCAATACCAATTAACTTTGCCTCCTCTGGTATAATATCTATCGTTTTCCAATTAGAAAATATAACACCTTCTAACATTCCTAGTTCCCCTAGACCATATACTTTCCACCAGTTAGCCCAGTACCTGCTTTTTTTTGCTTTTAAGCGATTATTTTCTATTTGTTGTACAATACTATTGTCTAATGCTTCATTGTCTTTATACGTTAAAATAATAAAGTCAGCATCACCCTCTTCTTTTAGTTCGGTATGTACCCAGAATTCGTTAGCTGGATTAAAATCTAAATACACTTCTTTTTTTGTTCTTATGCTTAGCTCATTATATGCTTCAAAGTTTACATTATTACATTCGTTAATATAAAGGATATCCCTTCTTGCACCTCTTAATTTACTAGCATCATCAGCTGAAAAAAACTCTATAAAACTACCGTTTGCAAACTCATACTTTAATAAACTTTTATTAAATCTTTCTTGGACAAATCTATTAGTCCATTTCATGATCTTTAAGAAATCTCTTAATGCACCTCTCCTTAAATGCGGTATTGATTCGCTAATTATGCTTATTTCTATCCCTGGTATTTTAGTTGCTTTATCTATTAGAATAGGAATAATACCAAAAGTTTTACCTGCAGATGTTCCCCCTTGTATTATTTTTATTCTCTTATTTAATCCAAGAATCTTATTTATCGCTGTTGTTCTCTTTAACATCTGGAAATAACGGTTGTTCTATATTTGTTTGCTCTACTTGATCCTTTAACGAATTTAAACGTGCAGTAATGCTTGAATTGTATTGCCCAACCATACCACCTTTAATTTGGTCGTCCCTTATTTCTTGGCGTATGCGTGTAGCGATAGTACAAAAATCCTCGTAGCTTTTATTAGTATTCTCAATATAATGCTTTACAGTAAAGTTAAATTTATTCCAGCAATAAATCTCAAACCCCTCCATTGTTAGCGGTACTTCAAGTGGTTCGGGTATCATTTCCCCTGATCTTTGATTGAGATGGTATTTGTATCTAGGATTTTCCTTTGTAAATAGTTTATATGATTTAAATATCTCTTCTATCTGATTCGGATCTTGTATTTTTTTTGGCCTTCCCATTATTTATTTTCTTGTTCGTAGATTTCAAACACCTTTTGTATTCTGTAGTTTACATCTCTTAAGCAAGAGGAACATGTTGTTGGTCTTTGCTTTTTATTAAAAACTCTATTATATATTTTTATCAATTCTGCTTGTTCTGTACTTTTCATTCTGCCTCTTGGTTTTGAATACC